GTGTTACTGCTCCGACTATTACTACTGCTATGAATATGCATAGCATGAAGTGTTGTGGTGTGAATGTGTTGTTAGCCCCAGCAGTATTTGTTACTGTGGTACACATAGCTGATTGTTGAAATTGTTGAATGTACCATGCTGGTGAATAAGTCATCATCCTCATAACCTATTCCCTCCACTTGAAGTCTGAGGGCACTTGATCTTTGTAACATTTAGTCATATGTCAACTCTCCTTAGTCTTCTAAGTCTTCTATTGGTTCTTTTATTGCTAAACAAATCTTCATGCTAGTTTCCTTTTTGTAATTCTTTAATCATTCTGATTTGCCTCCATTGTATGTAAGGTTATATCCTACTACCCGTGTTTGGGTTATTGGTTCTTTCTTCATTTTTCCTTTCTGTATTTGTTTTTCTATCCACTCGTAGAATGCCCAATGGCATGTGTGGTCTTTGTCAGCATTGAGTTCTACAAGATGATTGTATGCGTAAGCCTGTTCTACTGGTTCTCCTTTGTGGTCTTTAAAGAATTTTGTTAATACTTGGTTTGCTTTTTTTCGTTGTTTACGGTCTCTTGCCATTCCCTTGGAATAGTCTTCTTCGTAGTATGGCATGTTATATCACCGTTAGTTGTATGGTGGTTAGGAATACAATCATTTCCATATTCTTCACTCCCCCACTACTGGTTTCCATTTACTACAAGTGTCTGTAAGTTCTACGTCTGCACACTCAGGGTAGGCAAGGACACATTCATACCATGTTTCATGAGATGTGTTTGTGGTTGTCAACAAGAATTTACAGTTTTTACAAATTTTCTCGGTCATTGAGTTTTTACTCTCCTTTGATTTTTGTACTTCTTTTTGTACTTTGAATGATAGTCGGTCTAGGATTACTTCATAATCGTTCATGTATCTTCTGCATTTGTTTATGTTCAAGTATTCTTCTTTTAGTTTGTCGTATACTTGGTCTTTGTCTTTGAATATGTATCTCTCTGTATATTGTTCTTCAGTCATTGTATCACTCCTTTCTGTTTGTGGATATTCCGAAATTGTTAATGTTTCTTAGGGGTATGCTCATATTTGCTCTCACTTGAACAATTTCGCCGGGAACCTCATTAATTGTTTCTTTACATATTACGCCGATGAAAATAGTAGATCCCCTAACTGTTAATTCTTGAGATGTATTGATTTGGATTACATCGCCATAAGCGTATGGTTTTTTATTAATCCACAATACTATCTCCTCTTTAGTAAAGTAGTAATCATCTCCTGCATCATCTTTTTTTGAGGCAACTGCTTTTTCTTTTATGCAACTTGTGATATATTCATATTTCATGTCTCTTCACCTCACCATGTACCCTCAGATAGTTTTGTACTGCCAGTTCAACATTATTTATTCTTTGATCATACATAATACTTAGTTGAACTCCTGAGAATGCACTGGTTGATTCTGCTTTTAACTCGTCGAATGACATCCCGTACATTTCTCTGCTCATTTTGTCTTCGAGTTCATGTAATTCTTGCAGACTATCCGCATCCCACTCTACTGCATGTAAGGGGGTAATACTTGCTAATATGATTATTAGTATGAGTATTATTTTTTCATTCATTCTTTCACTTCCTCATTACATGTGTTCAAATTCTTCATTATACCTGCAACCATCACACATAGTAATACTCCTTGCAGGGTCTCGTTTTCCATTACTGCTATACCTACACCAATAGCATATTTTCGGATTGCAGGTTTCCTTATCAGGTAATTTTTCTATAATTTCAAAAGCACCAGTTGAACATTCCAAATGTTCTGCGAAGTAAAATGCTCCACCTCTAAGTTTTCCAACATAATGGTTGTGTCCAAACCGTGATAGGAATGATGTTAAGGAGAGTAGTAATTCTTCATCATCACTCCACCCACCAGTTGTGATTTGGTATAATCCGTATCCTTTTTGGGTTACTCTACCAATGTGTAGTTTGTCTTCTATTTCTTCGAGGACTCCGTAGAATCCTCCACCGTTTGTGTATATGTTGTTGAAGTGTTCTGTTAATTCTTCAGTCATTGTATCGTCCTCCTCATTTTTCTTTATTCCATGTTATCGTAGTCCCAGCCAATACTCTCCAGATAATCACGCTCCTCCCGAGCATCCTCTAGTGTTTTGTAGGTGCCGAAGTGTTGGTGGTATCCGTTCACCATTTTTCTTATAGCGTATGTGCCGGAGTGGGTCTTGGTGATGTACCTGTTTTCTGGGTTTCTGTGTTGTCCTCGTAGTAGTGGTCTTAGTTTGCCTTGTTGTAGTAGTTCTTGTTTTTTTTGGAGTGCCTCGTCTAGTGTGTTTGTGATGTATAGTGTTTGTTGTTTTTGTTTGATTACGTATTTGTTGTAGTATTGGTATACGCATTTTTCAACCCGCCTGTAACCACTCATAATTCGCTCTCCCTAACTTGTACTTAACCTTGTGACTCTTTTAATCTTTGTTTTAACTCTTCCCTATATTTAATTATTTGTACTGGATCATCCATACGCACACACTCTTCTAGGATTTGTTTCTTAGAATACTTCTTAAACCACCCCTTAGTCCAATATATCTTCTTTTGTTGCTTATTGTTAAATGGATTAATAAACGGTGAACTAAACAGTAATTCAAATCCCCCTCTGTTTGCACGAATGTGACATATATTCAGAGTATTGTCAGTTAGTTTAGGGCGTGTTGTTAACCTATGCTGTACTTGATAATATTTCTGTTGTTTCTTAGCAACACCCCAAAGAGTGCCCTCAGAGTTTTCAAACAGGTGCTGTAATTCTCGTTCTGCTGAATACAAATTGGAGAAAAACCCATACGTCATAGAATATTCTTTCGTCCTCACATATATCTTGTAACAATTACTTTTAGTGGACCATATGCATGACCCCTTGTATTTGCCTTGTTGTAATTGGATACTTCGTTGGGAGCATTTCCCCTCCTGTTTTTTAAGGGTTCTCAATTGCATGGTTATCTGTCCTGCAAGATAATCCCTAATGTCCTCACCTTTAGTTTCTTCAACCCATTGTTTATAATATTTGAATTCCCTATCGGAAATCTTGATTTTCGTTATTCCTGGCATACTCACTCACAACCATAAAAAAAATTAGTGTCTAAAAAAAATGGGGGTGAATCTTAGACATAATTGGAATATGTGTCGTCTCGGATATTTTCCATTATATCTGCTAATGATGTTTTGGATTTTGATTCAAGTTTGTCACATTCATTTATTAGTACTCCCTCGTCTGTGGTAATGTTAGATAATCCTGTTTTCATTTTTTGGCGTAGGATTGGTGCGTGTCCGGCATTCCATAGTTTAACTAATCCTTCAAAGGATTGTTTTAATTCATCATGACTCATAGCTTTTGCCTCACCTTTGTCTTCGAGTATTAATAATGATATAATCATATTAGTGATTAGGTTATTGTTCGGTGATTCAATTTCGAGTTCCCCTAGTACTTCATCTATTAATTCACACACACGGTCTACCTCTGCATCAATGTATGGAATAGCTCCCTCGTTTCTATGTTCATGTAAATCGTCTAAATCTGTCTGGATATGGTTACTGTTTGTAACAATCAGAGATTTCCATCCATTCAGTACCCTTGGGTTATACATGAATGTATTATCTTTTTGTTTAGCTTTAAGTATGAAGTGTACAACTTTGGAGACTGGAACATACTCTGCGTATCGTTGGGTCTTATGTACATGCTGTTTATAAAAATGTGTTTCCATCAAACGTACCATATACTTATTGGCAGGTTCGAGTGATGAATGAGCTAACTCTCCGGGACTAAGTGCTTTGCCACCTTTGTTAAGTTTTTGGAAAAACTCTTTTTTAAGTTGTTCTGGTGCATCATCCATCCACACTACTGGTAATTGTATCGATGCAAATTTCCCTGCAAAAAGGGGGTTGTTTTTCTCTATGTCTTTGTAACGGTAGCCTTCCAGATGCTCGTAGGACTTCGGAAGATTGTTATTAATCCGCACCATGTTATGTACAAAGAAATCCATTAATGCGGTTATCCTCTGTCTCCCATCTAACACTTCCCATACTTCATCTCCCTTTTTATTTCTGCATTTGTTCATGTATAGTGGGGGGATAGGTATGCCTCGTATTAAACTTTCAATCAGTTCTTCTTGATCTTTCGGGCCCCACACACTGTTTCTTTGAAGTGATGGGTATTGAATTAACTCTGCATTGTACTTATGTATAAACATGTCGATTGGCCTTGAGTTTGCATCTGTTTTGAATGATGCTGCTGGTAACTCATTTAGGTGTGAAATGTCTTTCAGTCCTTGTTTTGCGTCTAGTTTTTTGTTTGTGTTTACTTTATCCATATGTATCATATCCTTGTAATTTTTGTTATTTCATAGTATTCCTTCCCCAATATGATACTGCTTTGTTAATCTGTGAAAAATAGTGTGAGGTTGCTTAACATGTGTCATGGGACGCTTCCTGCTTGAAAAATAGTATGGTTATAAGGAGTGGTTGTGGGGAGGGGATATTTTATTGGAGGTAATATTTCAATCTCATACTGCCCTCTGTTATGAAGTATAGTGTGCTCCGGAAAGCAATGTTGCTTAAAGCACTGCGATTCTCTTTTTTCCATAAGCACTGTTTGAATAGTGTTTGGAATAGGTGGTTATCTGTATCATCATGATGGTTACGGCCACGTGCAGAGTAATATGCTCTTGTTTTGTAACCGTGCACATCATATTTGAGCACACGGTTAGCTTTGTTTATTCTATCAGAAAAGGATTCTGCGTATACTGTGTCCTCATCTTCTATGACTAACTCGGATCGTTTAATGTCATCAGCTTTGTCTATCATATCTGCTGTTTGTTTCATTGCTCTTACGATTGGGTTGGAGTCGGCAATAATATTTTGGAAGATATTGGATATTTCTACGTTGTAATTCCACTCCTTTTCATTATGCCATAATTGTTCTAGGTACTCCTTTTTATTCATGTGTTCACCCCAGTTATAGTATGTTTTTGTAGGTTTCATTCATCATCATTAAACTATCAGCACAAAACTTGTGCGATAGACCATACCTGTAACACTGCTTACACCGAGTTAACACCTGCCCCTCCCTCAAATACCAGCCATCACACTCCGGCAAACAATCCAAGACCTCAGCCGTGTACATGACCTCTGCCTCGTTCAAGGTTACAGTGTCAATTACTATGTGAGTGTATCGTTGAGTCCATTGGCTTAGTAATCCTTTTGATGTTAGCATATTAGTCAACCTCTTTTAATCGAAGTTTCAACCGGTAATCCAAATATTCACAACGGTACCTTAACTTATCCCGTTGTTCCTTCAACTTCAACAATTCCTCAGTTACCAAGTGTGTATCCACCACTACTTTTTCTTCTTTTGCTTTAATTGTCTTCAAATCCTTATAATCCTCTGACTCCTTCAACAGTATCCGTAACACTTTAAACTTGCCCTCCAACCTGCGAATATTAATCTCCGAAGATACCAAAATACTCCTAGTACGGAACAGTAACTCCAAATCATCACCCACATCTTCCAGGCAAACTCTATCTTTTTCAATCTCAACAAACACGTTCTGACACTCTTCCAATAAATGCCTAACATCTTCCATCAATGTACCTCAACTCCATCCACATACTGTAATCCTAATTCCTCTGCTAAATCCAGTTTACCACGGTTCAAGCAGTACTTATAAGCTTCCTTATCCGTGATAATCTCAGCATAGGAAGTCTTAGGATTCTCAGGGTCATAGAACATGTATACAATACTGTCCTCTAATGACCCGTAGGATTCATCTAACCGTTTCAACCCTAATCGGCCGTTCTGGTTCACATACTGTGGTACATGTTCAAGGGTTAGGTTGTCCTCGAACTTGACCGTTGCGATGATTTTTAAATCCTCATTAAGTATCGGTAATAACATCGTTTATCCCCCCATACTAATCGCACACAGTAACCCTACTAGGAACTGTAACACTAAAAAGATAACAACCAACACCAGTACGGCCATAACGCCTATTGTTAAGTAGCCCGTGTATAATCTTATCTTATCATCACTTTCACGTGGTGTCATATTCTGTCACGCTCCATGTACTGTAAGCATCTTCTTACTATTTCCTCTTCAGGTAACTTGAGGAACTCTCTGACCGCTACCTTTTCCACTAAGTCGGCATCGATTAGGTTGTGTTCCTCATGGAACTTTTCTAGTTTGGCTTTGTTCCCATATTTGAGTTCGAGGAATACTTCGCTATTCACACCACGTGGAATCACACTATCCATATGACGGCCAAAATCCGTTACTACTTCCTTAATATATCCTATCATTATCGTTCACACTCCCTACAATACTCTTCATAAATCATATTATTATCAACATCATCAAGATTATCAACATCATACCTGCGACGTAAACTATTAGCTACAATGCCCACGCTCCGAATATTCATACCCGCCACCAGCTTTATAATGGTGGCAACTTCCCATACCCTACTGTCATACTGGCTCTGATTCAACTACATCACCCACATACAGTTTTATCTTGGTATTTTTCGGATCCTCCAAATACTGTCTTAGGTACATTTTGTTCTGGAAGATTTTTTCTAATCTGCGTACATCCCCTCGTTCCACATAACTTATGCGGAACACTCTGTTTTTGTGCTCGGGGTAGTTGTCGATTTCCCATAGTTCAATGCGTTTTTCTGTTAACTGCACTGTTCTCACCTAACCTCTATCTTCTTGTATGTGTATCCCATAGATTCTGGGATGAACTCATACCGTGCCCCGTTTTCAACAGTCTTGTTTTCTGCCGGTCTCCGTGATGGAGTTACCACGTAGAGAACATCTCCCTCATGTAGTGTGATGCTTTCTCGGTTGAGTTGTAGTCCGAATTTTTGAGCTATTTCTGGGTGACCTATGATTGATTTGGCGGTTTCCCCTGCACTTATAAATGCTTCTTTGTCGATGGTTTTGATGGTTATTGTAGCATCCCCATCAACCATTGATACACTAAATCCATTGCCTATGTACTTCATCTTAATCCCCTCATTTTCAGTTCTTTTCTAATCTTCCGTAATTCCTCTTCAAAGTCTTCCTCAGGAGTACCACCAAGTCCTATACTACCCAATTGCTTATCGCTGTGTTTCCATAGCTCCTCGTATTCCTTGAGATACTTCCTCTGAGCTATGTTATGTTTCTCAAGGTAGGCATAGTAGGAGCATTTAATGCAACAATACTTTGTTGCATTATACTCCCTGCCGAGTGGTACTCTGAATGTCCTGCCACACCATTTACATTTACGGGTGCGTGTTTGGTTCTGAATTAACATGCTTTCACTATTTCTATGCACTTGTTATAGGTATCCTCACCAAGTTTGTTACTCTTCCTCATACTATTCAATTTATTAGTAAGGGTCTTCTTGTTAAATGGAACTTTACCCTTGAAGTCATGTTTTATCTGCTTGAACACATCACTTAATATCTCATCCATGTCATCAGGCAAGACAATATCACCATCATTTCCAGCCACAACATTTTTCTGTTTCACATCACCCTCACGCTCAATCATATTAGGCTCAGCTATCTCCAATGCTTGCAGGTACAAAGTCCTACGCCCGTAAGTCTGTAATGCTTGTTTAGCTTTCATAATCTCACCAACATCACCCTTCTTAGTAGAAGTTTCAAGTTTTTTCAGCCACCGTGGGCTGGTCTGCATATCAGTAACCCACTGGATCCAAGCCCCCGTATCTTTATCAATAATCTGTAGATACCCTTTTGAGTTCTTGAATGTGAATAATGATGCTAGTCCTTCCTCTAGCAATGCATCACATATTGGTTTGTTGATGTCTTCCAGTTCATAGTAACTGTAATTCTGGTAGCTGTTCCTACCGGATTTCTTGATGTGCATGCTGTTTAGTTTTTGTTTAACTTGTTGTATCTTGAATAATAGTCCGGCTTGTTCCTTTGTGTATGTGCTGAACTTTTGTTCATATTCACATAGCTTGTCTTCCAGGTCTTTTATCCTTTGTTCCTGGTCTTTGTTTTTGTTAACATAACTTGCTAACAGGACTTCCTGCGTATCGGTCATACTCCCACCACCATACAAAGACTACCTAAAAAGGCGGTTAATACAGCTACATAAGTAGCAACACTACTCATATTCACTCTACCAATATCATTCACAATATACTTCATATAACATCCCTCATTCTCATGTCAATAATTACCTGAACGGTTCCAATGTTAGCATCTCTCACTTTACGTAGATACGCTCCATTAATCTCATTCTCACCCACAATCTGCTTATTCAACAACTCATTAATCCGGTTACAATAATCCTCAACCTCGTCAATCACTGACCCCATACTACGAGTTCCATCCTCGTCCTGCTCATACTCAAACAATTCCTCAAGACTAAGGGGCTCTCTGTCCGGCTCATGATCATACGGATCATACCCTTCAAAATTCAAGTGATTATTCGTATGGTCATGACAAATGTAACCACGTTTGCCAAGTTGTGGCTCAAAGAATGGCCTCTGCGTGTCAAGTATTCTTACGAACACATCACCTTGTTCCTGTGTCCTGAACACTATCCTTGACACACCTCTTCCTTTTTTGTCTTTTTTCTGTTGATGGGTTATTGGGTCTTTCATTGACTCAATTTTGACTATCTGTCCGTAGACTTTTTCACTGTTGTCATCATCCCAGAATATGTATTTATTCTTTAATTCCATGATTCTCACCTATGTTGTAGTATTTATCCATTTCCTGCTCCAAGTCTCTTAACTGCTTGAGCATACGTCTTTTTTCTGCCATGTTCAACTCAGGACTCCCGAACTTTTCCAGGGCTTCATCAAATTCCTTTTTTAATCGTTCGTGCCTTTTCAAATGTATCACCTTGTCTTTAATCTGTATGAGTTGATTTCATTATCTGCCTGTATTAAGCAGTCTCTCACTTTATATGCAACGTCACGATGAACACTGTCATAATTAGGGGTTCCTCTGATGAACTCCTTGTTTAGTTTCTCAATTAACTCCTGTAGGTCTCCCCTCATATTGAGTAACTGTCCTTTTTTAGTTTCTTCTACCATCAGTTATCAATCCTCCAATTCCTTTAATACTTTCACAAAATTTATGCTGTCTCTTTGCATAGCCACTCTATCCGAGTGTTTAACTTCAATCTTCCGTTTTTCTACAAGCTTTTCAAACACCACGGTCTCATAATGATACCATTCCTCATACTCTGGAACTGCCATAGAAAAGTCTACCCATACATGTTCCAGTAAATCCAAACTTTCCACTGCCCTATTATAATTCACTAAGCCAGGGTAATCTATAACCTCACGGGGCATACCATTATACTGAACAATCTCCACACGTGGAAGACAATGCTCAATAAACGAGTCAACAATCCGTGACATGGGCACATTAAACCGCCGGCAAAACCGTACAAACAAAGCCGTATAACGCTCATACAACAAGATACCCGCATCTGCATGTTTCTGGTAATCTGTATACTTACTCATTCTCTGACACTCCATGTCTGCACTACAGTATCAAGGATGATTCGTTCACATTCATCCTCATTTCTTAACCATTTCCTCACATAATCTCTTGATTTGCCTGTTACGTTTTGTAATTGTTTGAGCATTATGTGGTTGGGTATGCTGTTGCCGTAGTCTTCTTTTAGGTGTTGTACTTCCTTGTTCATCAGTTCCTCAGTTTTGGCTTTTTGATTGTTCCTCATGTCCACTACGGTTCCTTCGGACATTTCAATGTCTCCGGAACTGTTGATACAATAGGTTTCAATGTCAATAGCTAACCGTACATCTTCCATCTCAACCTTATCGGATAATCGTAACCGTGCACTAGCTTTGGATAATCTCATTAAAGCTTGTAACTGCCGAGTATTAGCCTTGCTTTGTTGGTATTGTGTGTGGTTACGCCATTTCACAAAGAACTGTGATATATGGTGTGAAGCTTCATCAGTCATTTCAGGACTGTATTTCCGCCGGGCATAACTAATATACTTGCGTATGAATTCCGTGTCAAATGCGGTTTCTGGTGCTTTTCCCATTCCTAGTATGCTCTCTGCTAGTAGTAGGTCTCTTTCTTCATCCACAACATCTCTGAGGATAAAGATAAGGTCAAACCTTGAGAGTAACGGAGTAGATAATTGTATCTGATCCATCAAATCCTTCTTATCATTGAATGAACCAAACTTAGGATTCGCTGCTGCCAGTACACTACACTGACTATGCAGGGTAGTGTTCATACCAGCCTTAGCTATGGATATTGTCTGCTGTTCCAATGCTTCGTGAATGGCACTGCGGTCATTCTCACTCATTTTATCAAATTCATCGATACAAACATGACCACCATCAGCGAGTACCATAGCTCCTGCTTCGAGTGTCCATGTGTCATCAACATCTTTTACAGCAGCTGCGGTTAATCCTGCTCCACTACTGCTCTTACCACTGGTGAATACTCCACGTGGTGCTAGTTGTGATACTCCCTGTAGTAATTTGCTTTTCCCTATACCTGGGTCACCAATAAGTAAGATGTGAATATCACCCCTTTGTGTACTGCCATCAGGGTGGGTTTCTTTATCACTACTCGCTAATTGCAACAATAATGCCTTCTTTAGCTCCTTGTTACCATGCAATGACGGTACAATTGCTTCGGCTAATCTGTTGATAACATCTCCTTCACCTGCAACTTTTCGGATCAGTTGTTTATCATTGCCTGTGATGGTCACATCCTCGAAGTTGCGTTCCAGGAAGTCAACATCTTTGACTATGCAGTATTCGGTGAATCGGTTGTTATTGTTGGTGTTCCTTAGGTCAATTACACCAGTGACTTTAATCTTATCTCCTGGTTTACAGGTTTGTACCATACTATCTGTTAGGTAGCATTTTATCTCGACTGGTTGGAATCCTCGTTGAACTTCCTCTAATCGTTCCTGTACTGTGAATAATTGAACGTCTCTGAACTCTGTGTGTTTGGTGTCTAGTGTGTATCCTTTTTTACGGTCACAGTATGGGCATTTCTCTTTCGGGGCGGTTACCTTGCTATCATATGCTAATTTGATAGTGGTTGTTTTCCCACAGTGGTTACAGTTCCATGCTGCCCGTGTTATCTGGTTGAATACTGTCCTGGTTTTTTTGACGTTGCCCTCGAAGCTTAGTATTTGTCCGTGTGTTTGGCTGTGTATTTGTCTTATTGGCGTGTTGGGTATGTTTTTGATTTGTACTCGGTGGATTGGTTGTATTGCTAGTGTTTTGATTGTGTGTTCTAGTAGTGGTATTTCGGTGTCTGGGTTTTTTAGTAGTTCTTCGGCGTATTCGTAGTAGTATTGGTAGAGTGTGGGGTAGTCTAGTTTGAATGTTCCGGTGTTGGTGGTTAGTTCGTGGTGGTGTGTTTCTTGTAGGATTTTTTCGAGTCTTTCTGTGTCTGTTGGGTATATGGTTATCATTCCTCCCTTTGTTTTGTGTTGTGTGGTTGTTCTCTCTCTTTTTTGCTTGGTCTTGTGTTGTTGTGTTGTGTTGTTGTGTTGTGTTGTGTAGTGTAGTGTAGTGTAGTAGGTAGGTAGGTAGGTAGGTAGGTAGGTAGGTAGGTAGGTAGGTAGGTAGGTATGAGTAAAGATTAGCAAAGCACTATAGAAAAAAGAATGTATAACCAGTTATACAAAACAGTTATACAGTTATACAAAAATAATGTACATACGTAAGTACAATCTGTATGTACGTATGTACAAAAAATCAGAGATAACCACAAACAAACACAATCACTTCAACAAAACATCATACACCCCATCATCAAAAAGCCACTGCTTAAACAATGACAAATCAACGCCACAACGATTCGCCTGAGCACGAATATCAGACAAAGTAACACGATTACTCGTCTTCTTAATACTCTTCAACGTATCAACACACTCATCATAAATCTCAACACGATACTCAGCCTGCTCCCGAGTTAACTCCAACTGCTGCTGCAAGTTCATCTGTTGTAACTCATTATCTTTGAGCTGGATCTTCAACTTCTTTTCCTCTTCCTGTAGCTTTTGTATTTCTACTAGGAGTGAGGTCTGTTGGCTCATATCTTTGATTATGAGTTGTGTGATGTATTCTGTTTTGTTGTCTTTGGTTTTCAGGAATGATAGCACATGCTCATCAAACCGGAATGCTGTCTGGTGTTCTTTTACCATAAATAAGTTCCTCCTGTGCATATTAAAAAATAGTGAATCGTTTAGCAAAGGAGTCTAACATCACAATGTCTTCGATTGTCATATCACTCTCTAATAATTATCGTAAGATGTATATGTAATGTAACACAAAAATAGTATTTGTATTACAAACTAATAATCTTCGATTTACAAGATTGTGATACAAACTTATACTGGGACATGTGCTCACATGAGACTGTTCTGCTTGTTATAATGTCTCATGTGAGTTAGTCCTTTGTCTTAAGTCATCAATCTATTTTTTCTTAACTACTAGTTGTAGTTCGTTTTCTTCGTTTGAACATACTGTAAGGATGACCTCAGTTCCATGTTCAAATTCTAGTATGTCTCGCATGTTTGCGGGAATTGGGAGGATTAATGACCGTGGACGAGCTGCTGTGTCTCGTCGTATTTTTTTCTCGGTTCTGAGAATTATCATGTTTTTTTATCCTCCTATGTACCCTATCTTTTAAGGGTACAAATAATATTATGTAGTCCATAGTATATAAAGGTTCTCCCAAAACACGCAAAACCAAACAGTCATAAAATCCCCCTATCAATAAACAATCTGTTATCATTCCCCCTTACTCTGTGTCTAATTTTATTTATGGTCTACAGAGTATTTAAAGGCTTTTCCGACTCTCTCACAGTGACTGGTGGGGGGTGGGGGGTACCAATAATCAATGTATAACGAAGTAAAAAAAAAAGTGCGATAAAAAAAAGGGGAACAAGACCAGAGAACACACAACAGTGCGCCTCATATCATCTCATTCCCCTTTCATTAAAATGTGTTTTTCGGAATTTGGTATTGCAGTACCAAAAACCACGATAGAACACAAAAACGTGAAAGACTTTCTACTGCTATTTTTGACTAAACCACTATATAAAGCTTCCTAAAGGGTTACAAGTAACCACTACCCCTCCATCTTGTTCACTTCATCAGTAGTATAACCAAAACCCTGAACACAATTCGGATTATTAGCACCAGCAATCTTAGCATACGCTGCAAAATCCAATTCATCCCAATTCAACGGAATCTCAGTACCATTCTTATAGAACATATGAGTAACAATCCAATGATCATTACTATTCTTTTCTGCTATGATATGCAGGTCATTATACTCAAAGGTGTAGTCACTGATGTTACCCAGTGCTGCCATCTGTTTACCAGTAAAGAAGTAGGTGTGTTCCTCGCCGTTACTGGTTACTCCTTCGCAGGAGCCGTACACATCTTTTCCTATGAGTGGGAATCCTTCTGGTGTGTAATCCCAGCCACTAGTCCGGATGGCAATGCTTTTGTTATAAAGGTCTTCCCCGGTGTTATCGGTCATGTTTATGTTTGTGTTGTTGAGGTCTTGTACGTTTGTCATTCCTGCTGCTAGTAATAGTATTAGGAATAGGCAACAACATACGCCTCCTAGTTTTTTCTTATCATTTTTGAGTTCTTGTATTAGGTCTTCTATATTCATTGTCCCATTATCCCCCCATGTTGGATGTTATCTTACCATATCATACTCTATGGTATGTACTTATTTATGTGGGTAATAGTGTATATTATTTTACTCTAATCCATACTCCTTAGCTAGAGAATCAAGATGGTGTTTTTTACGAACATAATCTCGTAACTCTTCCATCTCATTTAGTACATCCTCGTAGCGTTCTTTCATTTGCAGGAACTCCCGCTTATCCTCACTTGTTATAGTGTCTACCTCCATTTCTAGTGACAGGTATGGTAACATTTGCAGGTAATGATACTGCAACTCCCGCACATCACTATCATCATACTGTAAGTAAGAACTGATACTGCCCTTGTCCTGATGACCTATCCAAAAGTCCCCTAGCTCCTTACCAGTATATGATTGTTCTGTGGGCGTGTCGGGGCGTGTCCCTGCATATCGTCGGCACATGTTAAGGAAGTATTTACGAAACTTATAAGCACAGTATACTCTTTGGTGTCCACGCCTACGCTCTAAGAGTAATCTCATTTTGTCATCAAAGAGTTCGGGGTGATGGAATCCGCATTTTTCGCCCGTGACTGTGAACACTTTGCTAATGTTCTGGGCGGTGCAGGGTTCGCCCATCTTATTAACAAAAAGGGGGTCATCAAGGCTGTGTATCCGTATGTTAGTGTTCCGTCCTGCTACTCGTTCGTAGATGTACTCGATTATGTACCTGCTTGTTTCACTGGGTACATAGAACCAGTAGGTGTTGTTGGTTTTGAGTCTTTTGATTCTCATAGCTGGTGCCTTGAGTTCGAGTATGTCTTTTTTGTATTTCCAGATGTCCGGCAGGTCAAAAATTGGGTGTTCCAACTCACTATTCCAACACTTGATAATGTCAAGTATTGTTATATGGCATAGTTCGTTAGGACTTTGACCAGTCATCATGGCAAAGCTAATAATTGCCTTGTTACGAACACTAGCATTATCCAGCATTAACCGGATAATCTCTGGTGTTATCATTTTCTCGGTGTTTTCCGGTAGGGGTGTGTCATCGTAGTTGTTAGGGATGTTGGGTAGTGTGATGTCTAGGCTTTTGTAGAAGCTCACCACGATGTATATTGATTGGTTTTTGGTGCTTTCGGTGAATGGTTGCTTGTCTAGCCAGTCATAGTAGTCGAGTATGTGTGTTTTGATACTCCTACGGTGCTTTGGTATGTGTTGTTCTTCTTCGGTTAGTGCTTCGTTGTATAGTTGTGTGAGTGTCATGTGTGTGGCTTTTGTGTATCTCCTGATACTGTACCGGTAATTTTGGAATGTGGATTCTCGTATTTGTTGTGTTCGTCTCCATTGTTGGAGTATGCGTTCATCTTCAGGTTCCCAAATTTTCTCTTGGTTATATGTTCTGCTTGTCATACTATTGTATTGTGTATTGAAACTATATAATATTATTGACCCACTAGTTCGCTATACTCACCAAACTATAACGCTTGAATCACAAAACCACGACAAACCATATAGTAATTATTGCCAGTGAAAAATTAGTTGGAGCTTATACTGGAATAGGATTAATGTATGCTGTGTATGACAAAAAATAATGGAAGAGCACGTGGGACGTGACAGCCTCTAATCTCATCCTAATAAAGTAATAAGTGAATATGATACATAACATAGGGGGACAGACAAGACCAAAAAAAAAACACTGCCCACGCCCTTTATGCTCTACACTATCTCCTGCTTAGAATTAAATATTAATATTCTCCTTTAAATTAGTTTCGATTTCCTCCACTATGACCAAACAGTCATAACATCATAGGACAAAAAAGTGTGGGGGGTCAAAGGGGCGGTGAAGAAATACTATTGGACGAAGCCCTCATCATTCACAACTTCCCGAGGATCAGTAATGTTGAACTCATTACGGTACTCATTCAGTACTGCCTGCACATCAACCAGTACGGGTGCTGGTTTGACTGCGTAGAGTGTGTTTAGTTTTGTCTGTGCCTGTTCTAGGTAGTCTTTTCTTTTGTCTGGGCATCCGTCTCTTAGTTTGTCTGTGTATGTGATTAGTAGTTCGACTTCGTATAGGTGTTCTGGGTATTCTTTTTTGAGTTCATCGATTATATTGCTATTCATATTATCATACTCTCATTTATTTTGTGAATGTTATTATACATATGCTTTTCTGGCTGATGCCCCTTAGGTTCTGTGCTAGGTAAGCGTATGTTCGTGTTTCCTTACGGCCACAATAAGCAGGACTATTACATTTACTGCCAAGACTATTCAATATAACAGTACTGCTATTATTAGTATTCGCTTCTTGTATGGTTTCATAATGCCCATACTTGTTCTGATACAATGTATGTAGGATTACACCCTTATCAGGAGTACTGATAATCTCACCCAAAGCCTTGAAACGAGCACCAATAGTACTGCCAAGGTCACTGAAGTTCTTCCATTCCACCTTGATAGTAATGTTTTCTAGGCGTGCTATCTTTGCGAGGGCGGTTTCAATACCCCAATGACTGGTACCTGCTGTAGTTGTACCAGCATATCGTGCGATGGTCTGCTGTGTGTAATTATCGATTCCCTGCTTAGCAAGTTGTTGTCTGATACTGCAAGGTGCACAATAATAGCCCGTGCATTGTCCCATCTTGTTACACCCAGTTCCTACCCAGTGTGGTCCGCTATGGTATACACCATTACGGAAGTAACAGTCACTCTTACTGTTGTTTATTAGGTTATTGATTTTCTTGCAGGTTACGGGGCCACATATTCCATCAACCAGTAGTCCCTGCTTTTTCTGGAATGCTCGTAGTGCGGTGTCGGTGTATGATCCGAAGTCCCCATCGAGTCGGCCATCGTAGTAGCCTAATGTTTGTAGGTTGTTTTGTAGTTCTTTTACTTCTGCTCCTTTGGAGCCTTTTTTTAATTGTATGGTTTCACAGTTTAGTGTCATATTTGCCACCATGGTTTGAATTTTTTGAGTTCGTTTAGTGTTTCTTTGTAGTTACCCGTGTAGGGTATTGCTCGGTCGTCTATGTAGGCGTGTGCTATGGGTTTGAGGTTGGTTACTGTGGTGATGTATGTGTCTAGTTTGTTTTCTTGTAGCCATTGGTGTACGGTGCGTATGTCTCTGCATGTGAATATTGTTATGTCGTATGTTTTGTAGAGTTGTTGTAGGAAGTATCTTGCTCCGCTTTGTGGTTTGTATAGTGTGTCTTTGTTTTTCCAGCCTTTGTATTTGTTTAGTACGCCGTCGAAGTCTATTGCTATTACGGGTCTATGCTGTTCTTCTTTCATTATACTAACGGCCTCCTTATTTTTTCGTTCTGTTTCAGAGTGTTATCACGTTTCCACGCTCCACCCATACTACTAAAGAAATTATTCAACCTAGTCTTTTCATCGGCACTAATAGTCCAATTACAAGACACCCTTGCATGAGCACCGTAATTACCATTACCTGTATGGTAACTGGTATCATAAGCACCGTTCCAGCCACTACTTAATCCCCAGTTACCACTGCCACTTCCGTGAACACCACTAGTACCATAAGCACTGTTACAGACAAGAATACGGTTACCATCATCGTTAATATCTGCCATTACAAAGTAATGATAATCACTATGCCATACAAACGGTTTACGAGCCTTAAGCCAATCCAAAGCAATACCTCGCTGACCACTAACGACTTGGCTTGTCATGTTATAATTTTTGACAACCGTGTTTATACTGGCGGGACCTATTTCTTCTCCTACTGTTTGTATAAACTTCCATTCGGAGACATAGTTGTGAAGTATCTGAGTACAGACACTACCACTTGCGTCCCCACAGGATTTATTACCTGGTTTACTATTACTTAAATTACCATCTTGCTTGTCACTTACGAAATGGTATTGGCATGAGGCGGCCTTCCAATTGACCGTATTTCCACCAATTATTGTTTTGTGATTAGCGAAATCAACTTGTATCTTAGACGGCCATGCAGCACCCCAATGTCCTACCATATAATACATAACACTCTCTTCAACTGCGTTCCATACTTCACGTTTTACTACATTCCACGTTGTAGTGTCTTCACTCTCAAAGGCGGTATATCGTGGCACGTAGTAATTATTCAGTTGTAGCATTTTGCTGTCACGTTGGAATACTCCCCTGTACTGTTCCTCGGATAAGGTGTATGTTTTCTCAGATACCATTACAAAGTTCTTACCGCCCTCAGTCATGTACAATACATTCGGTATACCATTAGCCATGGTTGGTATTTGTTTATTGAATGGGCTTGCCATCTCTGATGGGTTCACTAGTGTAGGGTTGGTGATGTCTATTGGAGGAGTAGTGTCTACGGGTATTGTGATGTCTGGTTGTTGTTCTGCTTCCTGTAGTACTAGGTCTCCGTAGAGTGTCTTGGTTGTTTTGTTTTTGATTACACCGTTTTCATAGTTTTCGGTGGTTACTACTTTACGCCAATGCTTGGTGTCTGGTTTGGCACCGGTGCTCGTGGTTTCCGTGGTGTTATCAGTGTATTTGATGGTGGTCTCTGTGTGTAATAGTTTTTCCTCGAATACCTGGCTGTTCTTAGCATAGTTCTGTACCTTGATTGTACGTGTGGTTCCATTATGTGTTTTGTCTCCACCATATTTCATGGTGATACTGTACTCGGCCTTGTATGGTAGTGTGTGTAGTAGTTGGAATGCACCGTTTTTATCAGTCTTTAACTTGTATACTCGTTCATAGTGTGGGTGGGTGTATGTTTGTGTGATGGTCTTTGTGGCTACTACTTTGGTAGCGTTAGGGTCGGCTGTGGGTGTTAGTGTAGGTGTGACTGTTGGTGTGTTAGTATTGCCGGGTGCGTTGGGTGTTCCCCCATTTTCATCCGGTTGTCCATAAGTGAAAAGGTCAGCTATTGCCTGCCCAATTTTATCACCCTTTTTATCGGTGATAGAATCATAATCGAAGCTACTGTTATTCTTGTTATGCTGGTTACTACTACGGTTTACGATGTATATTTTGTTACGTTTCATGTAATCGATAGGTTTCTCACCACTAGGCCACCGCCCACCATCAGGAACATCCGTACGAGGACTACGAGTCAAAATACTATTATAACATGTACCGGACGGTCTTGTAGGGTCACAACTATCATAAAACAATGCAATAACAACATCATTACCAAGTGACCGACACTTACGCCCCGTGTTATCATTACCCCATAATTTACCCCATTCACCGTTAGGTCCTGCCATTCCCAGTTCTTTGATATTCGTAGGGTCAATACCATTAGCCACATAAACAACGATAGCGTTTTTTTGATTCTGCTCCACAGTACACTTCATAGCCTCATACAAGTGGCTAGGACCTATCGCAAACTCTTGAATATTATTGATACCATTCGATTTCAGCTTGTTAATAATGGTTCTGTAAATGGTTTTGTTATTATTATCTGTGTTATCCATGGCAATATAGACTCTCCGGCTTTTGTCGAGTGGTCCTGGGTATTGGATTGTCATTATACCATTCCTCCTATATCCTTATACCAACTCAAGACGAGTATCTTATCCTTGTCACCATCAGAGAGTAACTCCGCCACATCCTGATTCCATAAAAGCAGGTTAGACTTACTCGTCGCACTCCAAGGGTTACTATTACCACTATTCGTGACAAGCACATCATACTTACTACCAGGACTATTACCAGTACCCAGTATGTTCTGATAATATACGTTACCATTGTCAAAACGGTAAATCATAAGTGGGTATCTGCTATCCTTTACACTGGCACTTGTTTCTAGTGAGGAACTGGTTGCCCACAGGAACATTACTGTGTCCTGGAATGAGTCTCTCATACGATTGTCGGTTGGTACCATGTTTTCCATTTCTGTGATGTCGACTATGGTGTAGTGTAGTACTCTTTCGCCGTTGAGTACTCCGGCTTTGTCCACTACTGTTTTGCCTATGAGGTCATAACTGATATAGTTTGTACTGCCGGCACTGAAGTCATATGGGCTGTATGGAATACCAAGGTTAAACATTAGTGTACTGCATATGTAACCAAACAGATAACTAAGGTCATCAGCTTTACATGCAGTAAACCAGTCATACGCTCCAACATTATCCACTACACGACTAAAACGCTGATAATACAGTGAAGCAGGAGTCTTAGTACCCACCTCCAACACCAGGTTAGTAGTACGCTCCTTATGAGTATGATAATAATACATACCCGCGAAAGCCATCGCACGAAGCCACCATAAACTAATATTATCCATCTCCACACCATTAGCAGTACTCAAAGTACTACTACTGCTCATAATATCCAAACTCATACCACTATTCATAATAAACCACATAACCTCCATAATCGCCGACCGGATCTCATCCAACTTGAACTTATAATTATACAATTCCGGTTCAAAACCAGTGTTCACCAGGGCAGTCTGTAAACTCTCATCTACATCTGCGAGTAGCTTTTCAGTAGGGCTAATCACTGTCATGTATGGTTGGTATCCCATTGCGGCAATCTGGTCTGTGAGAACATACCAATCATTATCACGATATGTGACTTTAATACCAGCAAGAAGGTCTTCCCATGGAACCCAAGCATCATTATAAGTATATGGGCCACTAAACCATGGGGCAAACACTGCAAGGTTAGAATCCTGCACCAATACCCGTCGGTCATTACCCTGATAATACCAGGCACATACATTGACGGCGTGAGCTCCATTATAATCGCTTTCCTGGTAGATGTTTTTATAATAATTAGGTCCTAGGGATTCAACTTTCACACTTATACTGAGTAACTGTTTTGGACCTACATATTTCTTCACATTGTCCCATGTGGCTGGTACTCGTTCAAGTTTGAATCCGAGGTCTTCCATTACTTTCTCTGCATCTTTACGGTTTGTTCCACCTTCACTGGTTTTCATCAAGGTAGCTAACTCATACTCGGTATGATAGGCAAAGAGTGTTGATGTGATGTTACTCATACTGGCGGGCATACACGTTGGACCATTCTGTGCCTCGGAAGAATAACCTAACCCATCTATACCTACAGGATTTTTTCGTTGAATATCCTCGATGGCTACTGCGTAGTAGTATATTTTTGAGTGTTCAAAGGTTTGGTTGCCTGCAACTGCTAGTTGACGTGCGTTTTCATACCTGTGTACTGATATGGTGTCATCAAAGGAACCTGCTCCTAGTTTAACTCCGTCTCCGTAGTATTGTTCATTGGCGATGTAAATATTGTTACGTGCATTGTAGATTGCATGACAATCCTGTCGAGGAACACTATACACATTTCCTTCAACATCACGGAGCTTATAATACTCTGCGAGACGACCATTTTTAATCACGTCGTTTCGCATTGCTTTTTCAAGGTTCTGTATTTGTATGTCATCGAAGATGTATGTCTCATTAACGGGGTCGAATTTTTTAACTATCTGTTCCTGTGGTGTGGTTTCACCCTTACCCTGATACGCTTTAGTAAGGCGGATAGCCATGGTAACATACCTGTCCGGCAATGCAACATTAGAGTCTACCTCACGGAGAGTACCACCGAAGATAGTTTTAACCTCGTTCTCGCCGATGATACGGTCTTGACTAACTATCTCTGTAGCCACCATGTCGAAGATGCTGGTGACTTCGGTCTCAATCTTGATAGTGTTTTCACCAGGGAAATGAGCATTTTTCACAGTCTCAGTCACACGACATGGCAAGTAATAATTGAAGTTTGGCACTCTAACCTGCAATGTCTCCCCGACCTGATAACCAAGATTATCCAATCCCAGTAAATCCTGAATATCCTTCACACTAATCTTCAACTCATAAGAAGGCATCAACTTATTCAACAAACTATTAGCCAACTCATTATAAATAGCAGGCATCAAAGTCTCACTAGTATTCTCCTTCCCACACTTAAACATCACCTGCGACCGACCAGGATTATACGGACTAACCAGGTTATACTCCGTCTGATTCACACCAGTATACTTAATATACAACTCACCAGCTTCCTTACTGAATGGAGCACTCCAAGTCTGAGTAGTAACAGTATTTCCATCGTCATCTTGTTGTATGATCATTGGTATTTCTTGTCCTTCTTCGACTGTGTATGCTAGCCAGTCGGTGAGTAGTTGGTCTCCGTCGACCTGTGTTATACCACTTGGTACGGGGGTTGTGTCGCCGTCTATTACTCCGGCGTCTATGAGTGAGTCTTTTATGGTTATGAGGTCGGTGTTTAGTTTGATGGTGTTGTTGTTTTCTGTTCGTAGTTCTGCTTTGTTGATTACTGCTGTGCTTATGTTCATTGTGGGGTTGTTGGTGATTTCTTCGGCGGTTACTACGTTGGTTTGGTTGTTGAAGACTGGACACATAGCGTTGTATGTGTCCTCTTCAGACTTGATGAACTCTAGGCTTTCTAGGTTGTAGTTGAGGTCTAGTGTTTCGGTTTGTGCGATGTATCGTGTTTTGGTCATGTCTGCTAGGTATAGTGTTCTTTTGATATGGTTTTCTTCGTTGTCGTAGGTGGTCTGAAATGTTCTGCCGGTTTCCTCTTCAATCATACGAAGCAACGACATTCGGCTCATTATGCCCTCTGGTGATACTATCTTCCGGTTACTTGGTAGAGTGTCCATTCCCTCGATGTCATAAAACATGCCGAACCACTCTTCCAGTTTGGCCTTGGTGATGGTTATGTTTTGGCCGGATGGGAAGCTTAGCATGTTGTAGTTTAGTTCGGTTAGGACTTCCTCTGCTTCTACTGTGATTGTGTTCTTGTCCCAGAAGTCTATCTCGTACTGCGTGTTTATCACGTAGAGGCAACTGGTGATACCATTAATCTCCGGAATGTATATCTTGTTACCCTGCCGGTACCATAACTTAGTGTCTTCATCAATAACCTCACGCTCATACGGGTAAGTAATCCGAATCTTACGGCAGGCGTTTTCGTTACTGGTTTCCTCTATATCTGCTAAGTCAGGGTCTAACCATTTCACGAATGATTCAAGGAAATCGAATATGATTATGTTTACGTCACGCATGGTTTATCCTCTCCTTACATGATATTCTACTTTAACTACATTACCGGTTTCGCTGTTGAAGTCATATTCCCCACGCAGACGGAACCACATACTATTGTAGTTCACGCCCTCTGTGATGTCTTCGTTACCAAGGTATACGCGCCGGTTTTCACAGTCGATATTGATTGTCACGCCCTGTGTGATACGCGTATCATGTATCGTAAAGGATTGCATACTAATGTCTTCGTAGATGTTGGCGTATCCTGCGGTGTTACTGATGTATGTGATGTATGGTCTTATTGTTACACTGCTCGGACTGTAACCATGTTTACCTGTGATGGTTTCCTGCAAGTCGTAGGTAGTTCCCTGCGGTACGAGTAGTTTTATCTTTGCTTTGTAGATTTGTGTGTCAAATTCGTCATCAAAGTCCTCGACTCTTACTACTTCATAGTACCTGTCGGGCATGTGGTCGAATACTAATCGTTTAGGTATTGGTTTGTTACTGTGGATGTAACGGTCATTAGTGAATAATTCAACTATACGGTCAATGATATGTCTTAAGTCCTCATATTCACAACTGTTACCAAGGGCTATGCTTAATTCGATGTCCTTGCTATCAACATTCAACCGGTTCACGATAGTTTCATCAGTTCCCTCAACGTGGTATAAGCTTTTATCATTCTTAGTTCCACGATTATGAGTAACCTCCGAGAGTATAATACCATAATCCTTACTGTACTCACCATCAAGCGTGAAACCATACTGACACGATGACCGTTGTATGTACTCAATGTTAATCACAACATTACGAATCTTCACATCAAAACCAGCCATATACGGATTAGACACAAAGAACCTAATCTCAAACGGATTAATACACAAATCATTACGATTAATCAAATCCGAAGGACTAAGGCCAAACAAATCATAGATACTGCCAACAGTACCAGTACCCTTACCTTTATAGATAAGGATGTCACGGGAACCACTAAGCTTACCATTCACATACAGTTCAGCCTCGACACTACAATCATGAGTAACCTCATAATCGAATGTGACCTCCATACCGAGTATACTGATGTCACGGTCAAACAATCCCCCGTCCTGCCATTCATCGATAGCTGTGCGGTTGGTTTGTTTAGCCTTATTGGTGAGCTTAGCAGTAGCATAGTCACTGTTAAGTATGGTGTTAATCACCGGCTTTAACGATATTCCAGTATTATCCAGTACACTCTTATACACGCTACTCTCGGCGAGGATAGGCTCCGAAAAGTTTACTGTAATGTATGGTCCAGTTGCATCAGCAGTATAAGTATGACTCCATACAATGTATAAGGGTTCATTACTGTTATAGGTGAAGTTCACGGTCTGTTCCTCTAGTTTCGTGGTGGCACTCTTTTCTGCCCAGTGCACATGCTCTGCAAAGTCCACATCATCCCCTATATCCTCGGCACCACCATTATACACACCAATCCTGTAATTGTTACCGAAGTTGAACACTTCATAATCCTTTTCACTACGCACAATCCGAACAAGACTACCCAGGGTGTACTCGATACCATCAGCCATCTGGTCAGCATAATCCGAGATACAAAGACGAGTGAATCCTAGTTTCTGGAAATTGGTACTGAGCACCACACAACTTCGCTCAAAGATGGGACTGATACGTTCACCAGTTGCTTGAATAGTCATCCAAGCCTTGAAATCATACTCCCCCGCCTCATCAAATACTACACTGACTGGTACATCAAGGTTCGTCATACGAACACCACTGAATACAATCTCATACTCACCAGTACCACTATTATAAGTGGCACTGGTTACATTATTCAATGCCAGTATCTCGGCGAGGTTGGTTATCACATCCATACCAGTCTCATACTTCAAGTGCAGAACCTTTTTACGCCATGTGGGGTCATTACTGTAAACTTTCACCTTATAATCATAGACAATGTCAGCTCTTATGCTCTTACGGTCTTCTACAAAGTTACTCTGCACTACTGCCTCAATCTGAGTAACATTCACCAACGCACTATAAGAACGTGTCTCCTTGTTACCCTCCTCATAAAGGCACAGTTCGGTTATTCGTTTCTTATCAGAACAAGTGAACGTGGCACTAGGAGTAATCGCTTTAATCTTGAACTGTAACAGTGCCGTGCTATGACCCTCCGGCAAATCCAACATCCAGTACAAGCTCTGATACTGATTACCCTCAATGGAATGTGTACTAATCTCAACACCGTAATCACCATCAACACGTGTCGGCTCACCAACCAACTCCACACCGAATGGTAAATCCACGATGAACGATCCGAAATAATCCATTTCACTAGTCTTCTCAATCTTACACGTGACCTCAGTAGTAATACCCACAGTAAGCTTATTCGGGGCATCAACGCCCAATTCAATCTTCTCAGTATAATCCGTAGTACTAACCACAATCTTAACATCACTCAGCTCAATACGGCTCGGAGTAGTATTACGGTTCTGGTCAAACCAGAAACGAACACCAAACGAATCACTAGTAACAGCCCGAGTAGGAACATTATACCATGTATGAGTACGAGTAACCTTAGTACCCGTAATCTTCTCATTCGCCTGTTGACTCTTCGTAGTAGTATTCAACAAGGAAACTACAGGGTGCTCAAAACTAGGATAATAACCCTCATTAATAAAAGTCTGCACCGAGTAAGTAACATCAATCTGATCAATCACTTCATCCGCTGCGAACTCGAAGCCAAACTCGGTAAGGTCAAGTGGAGCAGCCTGCTTATAAGTACCATTCTTACCCGCAATATAGGGGTACTGGTAATCAGCACGCCGACTAGCAGCAGTACCACCAGTTTTCAAATTGTCAAGGTCATCCCAACACTTATACCGGTAATCAGTACTACCACATGTATAACCGGGTGTCCTCACAATCTTACCCGGCCGTTTCGTATATGTTGGCATAACTTATTCACCTCCTCCCGCAACATTTTCGTATATCCGTTCAATGATCATACGGTCATTGCTATTGTTCTGGTATACTATGAGGTATACGTTGTCTCCGAACTCTGGTGGTAGATTGTTGGAGTCCACGAATCCTCCCCTGTTGCTCAGGCCGTAACTGCTTCCACGGAATGATATGGATAATGTGTTGGTGGAACCGCTTTCATCGAATCCGTTTTCCTCGGTTACGTGTACTGATACTCTGCGTTCTACTGTGTTCGGGTCATTAGTTATACCTATATAAGCGTGGCTTCCTTTTCTGAACTCGACTATGTACTCTTCTTCGTTTACCCTGCTAAGTGGTACTTTGAATATGTTGAACTTGTACCGTGCAGTGTATATCAGGTTGTCTGCTGCTCGTATTTGTTCTCCGGATGTTGTTGAGAAGAAACTACTGTCTTCGATGTATTTCCATTGTGCGGGGTCTGCTGGTGGTAGTAGTATGTTGTCTCCGATTGCTTTGCTTAGTGTTCCAGGCAATGCTTCAATGTTCTGTACTCGTATACCTGTACTGTTGTTGTTATCATAGAATCCTATGAATATCGGGTAGGTTTCATTACTGAAATCATATTTTACCCCACTGTATTCACCGTCAAAGAATAGGTATGCGACTTTGTTGTAGACTTTGAATGTGGCTCTGTGGCTTTGACCGCCTGGTGTTATGAAGTTGATTATTGGCTGGTCTATACCGGTTGGACGGATTTTACCACTAACTGTTGTTATCCGACCCAATCCTATTCTTTGGTAGTTACCTGTGAATGTGAATGTTACACGGTAATCCACGTTATCCTCTATTCGTATTGGTGCGTTAAGGTAGGTGTAGTTTCCTCCGCCAACGTCTACTGCTCCACTGACTAGGAATGGTTCTTTAGTGTTTGTGGATGAGTTACCCGTGTACTGGGCATACTGCCACACGGCGAGGTTCATTATCTGATACTGGAATGGGTACAAGTTGCAAGTGTTCTTTATGGTGATGTTGTTCATTTCTACACCATCATTACTGGTGAGTGCCTTGTTATTGTACATTCCGAGCATATAGTTTATGCTGTTAAGGTCTCTGTTTTTTCCAGTGTACCTGTCATTGACATAAAGGTATGCGTGACTGTCAAGACATTTGTACTCTATTTTGATGCTGTCTGTAAAGTCATCGTCATTACATATATCCACTAGTGCAGTTTTGAAAGCACCCGTTATATCGGTACCATCATTATTCAATTCACCAAACAGTATTTCCTGCCCCGTTCCATTATCACAGTAAACGGTACAGGAAAGTGTGAACCGACTCTTTAGTGACTGGTTATATGGGTGGATTATTCCCTTACTCATATAGGTGCAGTAACCACGGCCGGCATTCATACGCCCCGTTTCCTCGTTCACAAATGGCTGTACACGGTCAGCGGATGATACACCAGTACCATTCTTAACCTTATCACATACCCACACATCCAAGTTACTAGCGAGGTAAGTTGACGGGTAAACATCGGCGAGCGGTTCTAACCTTAACTCCTTCACCACAATACCCGTATAATTGCTACTGGCACTACCCATATAGAAGGCACACATCAAATCTCGGGACTGGCCGGTGACATCAAGGTACTGGCCGGTATACCAGCCATCAACATAAAGGTAAAGTATGCCCTCAACCATCTTATACTCTAGGATGTGTTCCGTGTTATCTTTATTACGATACGATACAAGGTTATCCAACTTCTTACTAATCCCAGGACTAACATTATCCTCTGCACTGTTAAGGAATCCCATCATAGCATAAGCATACTCACTATCATAATCCAATTCAACAGTGTAACAGAAATTATCGGGGTTAAGGTTATTGGTAGGGTCTTGAATGACCGGTGTAGCATAAACGGTCAAGTAACCCCGACCCATATTCACACCACCCTCCGTGGCAAATGCCTTCTTAAGATTCGCTCCAGTCAAACCAGTACCCGCCCGTGGATGTTCACAAATCCAATTAAGCACGTTACCCGCATTATACACCCCCTTATTCAATGCGTAAAGGTTACGAAGAGTACTGTTAATATTCTTGAAAGTACCAGTACCATCCTCGTCCTGTTTCGCGTTGAATATCTCATAATTATGTGTTTTCATCATTTCAGAGTAGACGGGGAGAATATTCCCCACTACCCGAGCCCTGTTGGCTCTTATTTCCTTTCTTGTCAAAACACTATTCACCTCTCATCATTTATATGTGTCTGCTCATTTCCTGTATCATACGGTTTTTCATCCGTTTATCCATTGATTGGAACTCTCTGCTCTGCACTATCTGCTTGAGAACAGTACGGTCTTGTAATGCCTGCATCACTGCACTTCTTAGTTCCTCGTCGGTTAGGCCGGTGTCACCTGTGACATCAACATTCTGATTAAAGTCAATGCTACCAGTATGCTCTACTCGTAGACTGCCTAGTGCGTCCTTGATGTCCCTTAGTAGTTGTGTCTGTGAGTCTCCCTGCCTAGTACTGATTTCATGTTCAACACTAGCTAAGACTTGACCGTTACCACTGATTCCAATATTATCCAAGCCAGCCTTATCCATACCATCAATTATGCCAGCATTAAAACTGTTAGCAACGAGGTAACCGGCACGGGATGCAACACTACCCGCACCACTCAAACCATCATAAACCATCCTGTTGAAACCACCAACCTCCGCGGAACCAAACACACTACCCAAGAGTGCATTCTTAAACTCTCTGAGTAAATCCCAACCAAGACGGATAATAGCACTAACCAATGCTCCACGACGAGCCCAAATCTCATCCTTAATCTTACCAAGCCATTCACCAAATTTGGATGGTAACTTCTTAACATAATCGATAAAGTCATCAACCATCTTCTTAGCCGTGTCCTTCATCTTCTGCACAGCCTGGTCTTTAAAGTCCTTAATCTTGTTAATAGTATTCAATAACCAGTTCCAGAATTTACCTGGCAGGCTTGTAATCCAATTGATGAAATCGGTTACTACTTTGTTACCAGCTTCTGAGGCTTTGGCTATCATTTGACCTGCCCAGTTCAGGAAGTTATTCCAACACATGACCAGGTAATTCCAGAATTGCCCTGGTAATGATGCAATCCACATGAGGAATCCTATTACCATCTGCCAACCACCCCATATCATTGTGGTTATGAATTGTACGAGCCAGTTCCATAGACTTCCGAGCATTCCACCGAATATGAGGTTAAGGTTATTCCATATCTCTAGGAACATTTGACCGAAATTTGTTATTGTGTCCATGATGAATGTGTATAATGCTTCACCGAGTACGGTAAGGAATCCCATCACATCACCCTGACTAAGAAGCGTTAATGCCTCACCAAGTGATACAAAGAAGTTGATCAAGTTCGCAACCACATTCACTAGGAAGCTGATTACTGGTATTACTATGGATGCGATGACTTCTACTACTGTGACGAAGTGTTTAACTATTACTTCCAGTATTAATCCTAATCCTTTTATCACTGCACTTAGCCAGTCAAAGTTATCAGCTGCATCTCCGGTGATTCCGAAGGCTGCCAGTAATTGTTTGGCTAGTCTACCGAGTACTTGTTTGAGGTGGTCGAATGTTGTTGCTAATGGTTGTACTATTTTCTGTAGTTCATTCCATGCTTTGATTAATACGTTTCGGATTGTTTCTCCGATTTTGTTCATGGTGTTACGTACGCCCTCATTAGTGTTGTATAGGTATAATAGTATACCGATGACTATTAGTATTGCAGCTGCTATGAGTAGGTATGGCCAGTATGCGGCTATTGTGGCGAATGCCTCCATTTCATGTAACTCTATTATCATCATAATAATAGGAGCCAACACAGATAATACACTAATCAGTCCCACAATACCAACAGCGAGTGCTACAATAACAGTAGTAAGCCATGGACATTTCTGATGCAAGTCAAGGAATGTTCCGAGTACCATATTAAGGATTGGCAAGAATATTTCACCTATCTGCCGACCTACTCCTTGTATAGCGAACTTTAATCGTTCCATCTGCCCCTCGTAACTGTTAAGGTATTCCTGCATCTCCGGCTTAGTATCCAATACCTTATTCAATGCCAGTGTATAACCGTCTACATCATTAGCTGCACCACTCCAACCAGCATCAAGTAACTGTTGCTTAGTAATACCAAGGTTACGTTGTAAGAGCATAAAGTTACCATTCAAACCATCATAAGCTTTACTCATAATAGTTGCAGCAGTTTCACTATCCTTACCCATAGCACGCGCCAATGTACCAATCTTATTCAATACTGGTGCAGTGGCCTCTAACTGCTTGTTGGTTAGATTGTATTTAATTCCTATCTGTTGTACTGCCTGTGCTACCTTAGTGAATCCTACAACACCACCACTAGTGGCGGCACTGATTGCTTTGTTCAAACTCTTCGTGGCGGCTTCGCTTCCGGTGATACTGGTTGTTACAGCGTTAAGTTTTTGTCTTGCAACAGCTGCACCTATCGTGAACTGTGATAAGCTTGTTACACCGACTGCTCCGAATGCTCCCATAATAGCACTCTGTACACCGCTTAGTCCTCCGACTAGGCTCGTCATCTTAGCACCAACACTCTGCAACTTACCCTTAAAGGATTCTATTTTACTGCTTGCAGTTGTGAATGCCGTTCCAAAATTTAATCCAAGCCTACTGGCACCACTTGCTATCATGTTCATTACGCTACCAAGTGCTGTTACCTTACCAGTAGTGGTTGTAACCTGGCCATTAAGTGTAGCCAAACCGGCAGGACTAATATTAAAACCAATATTAGTATTAGTACTACTACTGGTTAATGATTTTAATTTGCTTTTCAAGGTTTCAGTCATACTAGTCCATTTCTGCCGTATCTTCTCAGCAGCATTAAGGAACGGTTGAGCCAAACTACTACTACTAATACTTTTACCAATGCTACTACTGCTAATAATTGACTTGATAGTGTTCCACGCATTTCGGACCTTACCGGTTAACTGTTGGTACGCATTACCTATCCTTTGAGTAGCGCTCGTAGCAGTGTTACCTGCACTTTGAGCAGCTGTTCCAGTCTGTTTCAATGCATTATTAACTTCACGAATCTTACTGCTTAGCTGGTCTTTAGCGTTTAGTATGACTTGTAATGTTTCTGTTGTAACCATCCATATATACCTCCTATCCTAATTTATATGCCTAAAAAAAAATAGGAGCAGGAACAGAACATCCCACAATAAACTTTAGAAGTGTTTACGTGGTCTTCTACTCCTACCCCTTAACCTGCTAACTTCCCTCTTACTTTTTTCATCTTCACCGAACAATTCATTATACACCTTTGAAACTCCCATATCAATAAACAGTGCCTGCTCAGGAGTCAAATCACCATACGCCTCTGCGAACACGTGATAACCATAGAACTCCATACGTGCATAATGCATTCCCTCCGGCGTTTCTAAGAGTTTTTTAAGTCACTTTCTAACCGGCCATTATCTGCCTCGTTAATGTTGTTAACACGTTTTAGTGCCTCAACGAGTGGCGTGTACAAGTCATATAACTTGTCAATCTCTTCCTCACCGATTTCCTCATCCTTGAAACTGCACTGGATAAGATAATGGTCTGCCTTGTCCTGTGCGGCACTTACTTGTTCAACGTTCATGTTGGCACTTTGTAGGTTGCGTTCGTTTCCCATTCCCATTTTGACGGTTCCGAGTGCACGGTTTACAATGTTTTTGTATTGTTCTAATTCTTTTACTGTTAGTTTGTCGACGGTTAGTGTTTGGCCGTTGACTGTTATTTCCTGTTTGTTTTGTACTGTTTTGATTAATTCTTGAAATGACATAATTCTCATCCTCTTAGACAATTTTGATTCAAAATAAAAAATAGTTAGGGGGGTTAGGGGTGTAGTGTAGGCTAACCTGTTTGTACAATCCTTTATTGTACCTTTGGAGCCCTACTCTGCACTTTCACACGCATAGGTGTAACAACCTGAATATAAGCACTATCCGGATTAGAAGGGTCAACCTTTTGTGTGAGCGGTGCTTTCTTAGTATTATACAACTTCAATGCGATGTCCACATCAACATTACCATCCTCAATCTTAATAGGGTCAATGTTGATAGCAGCCTTAGGGAAGTAGAACTCAATCCACTCAGCACTATCAAGACAACTAGTAGCACGAAGCTTTAAGCTTCCATCAATGTTATGACACTTGTTCCAGTATCTCCAACCACCAGTACTTTGAGTGCTACCCTTATACTTGAGTGTGTTTACAAGTGGTAGGGTAGCTGGTGTGAGTTTGATTTTTCCGGTTACTTCTATTTCCCTTTTCTCCATCGTAGGCTTGAAACCGTAACGGTCTTTACCAAGACATCTTACATCATCACCAGTCAAGATATTATTGTTGACGCTGATGTTAACCTCATTAAAGCAAGGTTGTATTTCCTGGTTAAGGCTTTCATCATTAACTGTAAGTGTTACAGTCCAATCATACCCCACCAATGGTAATGCTTGCAGGATATTCTTGTTCTGTATTACGGTTTCCACGTTTATCTCTTTGGATTGTTCGTTACGGTACACGAACCCACACTCAGCTGTGGTTTTGTTTAGTCCAGCATTTAACTCGAAACTATCCATTACTGCACCGTCTATCATGGTCTGATTACCAACCTCATAAATCATGTTGGCACACCATTCCGGTACTTCCAATCCGTTTCCTGCCCAGAACTCATGCATGTTCACGGAAACCTGTTCCCCACCCACTTCAACTGTGGTATAGTTTTCTGTGAACAGGTAGTTACCGAGTAGTGCATATAGGATTGTTGGCATTGCCTTTATATGTGCACCGCTTAGTTCTACTGTTCCGGCTGGTTCTGGGTATCCTACTCTGAGTTCATCAAGGTCTTCATCATCAAATTCGCCGAAGTTCCAATCAGCATCACTACTTTTTATTCTCCAGTAGAAGGCTGGTTCTTTGGTGAATAGTTTGTTGGTTCCGTATGTGTCTCCTTCATCGGTGAAGGAGATTCCCATATAGTTTCCCATACTCTATGTTCCTCCTTGTTCATTCTTGTATCTCTGATAACACATCAGATAGTTCACATCTACATTGAGGGTTATCTGGAATCCTTTGATAATCACGTCATCCTCACGATTCACTGGGTTAATACTTCCATCATTATAACCCGTGTCCAGTGTGAAGTAATTCACGTAGCCTATACTGGCATCCTCGAAGATTAATCGTTCATAGTTTTTGAAGATGCTCATAATAGTCTTAGCCTGCAACTGTATAGCCTTACGCTCACTTTCCTCCTCATCCCCTATCATATCAACAATAATAGCAACTTCAAAGGGGTACTCAAGTGTAACCATACTGTCACGGCCGACTACTTGACTTGTGTCCTCGGATACAGTCCAGTCCATCTTCCTAACCCATATTTCATAATTAAGTACGCTTCCCTCAGTACGGAATGTGGAACAGAACTTATCCACCTCCTCAAGTAATCCATCCTCAGTGATCTCGCATTGTATCCATTGGCAGAATTTCTGTGGTATTACTTCGAGTGGTGTTACTAGGTCTGCGTAGTAAGCTGTCATACTATTTTCCTCCTTTGGCGTGTTTGATTATTGATGTTTGGAATAGTTTTGGTATTTTTTTGCGGTAGGTCATGAATCCTTTTTCTGCCATGTGCCGTGCAGGTTGTCCCCGACTGTTGGTGAAGAACACGTCATCGCCTTTGATATTAGCATGCATTACATTCCCGTTCTTTGGGAATATGCGGTGTCTTCCCTCTGATGCGAATATTCCCGTACCTTTTTCTACGAATAATGCGTAGTTACGGGTGTTTTCTACTACGAGTTTGTTTTTGGATTGTTTTGGAGTCCAACTGCCTCTTAGTTTACCATGGTCGACGGGTGTTTCCTTTTTGATGTCACCCGTGAGTTCTTCACTGGATAGTGATAGGAATGTGGTCACCACTTGTTCGGGTTGACCATTGAATGCTTCTAACTGTTCACCCAACTTTATCTCTATCTTCATCAAATATTCCTCCACCTTTGACTGTGAGTACTCCGAATGCTGTACTGTTGTTACTGGTCTCGCTTTTATAGTTTTCCAGTTCTTTTTTCATGGCAACGGGGAATACTTCGCTGGGTACTGTGCTTATGCTCCAATCGTTGACTTTTACTACGCTGTGGCTTTTGTATGCGGCACTGAGTGCACACATGTTTGCGACTATACGGGTGGCTATGTTGCGGTATACGTAGTATTTGGTTGTTTGCTGGTTGGTGTCGGTTTCTGTTAGTGGGTTGTTGGTGTAGTCGTTGATTAGTGCGCTTGCTTGTAGTATCCATTCTTGTAGTATGTTGTCGAGTTCGTCTGCTTCGGTTTTGTCTAGTCCTATCTTGTTGGGTGTTACCCGTGATAGGTCTTTGACGTCTTTTATTGTGCAGTATGCGGTTATCATTTTTTTGTGTGACCTCCAATAATAGTTATTATATACCAAAAAAAATGTGTAGGGGGGATTGTGAGGGCGTGTGTGTGGGATTCCCCCCATATTCCCCTCAATCAACTACTGGTGAGTCCCTATGGTTGGCCATCATCACCTTGTTGGTCATCAGAACCAGAAGCTCCACCAACAAGACCAGCATATTCATCAGCAGTTAAAGATAATCTTACAGCATAATCACTGATACTGTAAGCATTAGCAGTATCAATAGTTGCATAGAAAGTATCAGATGAAGTTTCAGCGTAACGTTTAGGTTCAATACCTGCTTCCCTACCTACCACGAAGTGTGTGTTGGTTGGTTTTGTAAGTAATACGGATACATTACCATCATCAAGTAAGTCTCTTACTGGTTTGTTGTTAAGTGTAGGTGATACTTTAATAGGAATGTCACCCCAGTAGAGTGGTGTTCTCTGACCGATGAAGTCAATAGCTCTGTCAGCTGCTTTATCAAGGAAGTAAGAACCGAATGCTCTGCGAACATTAGTTGGCACATAGAACACGTAATCAGATTCTACTTGAGCTTCCTCAGGTAAACTGTAGAACATTGTATCAAAGATGTCAGTGATTTTATCAAGGTTTACATCATCACTTGATAATTGAACACCTGCACCTTTAAGGTACCCGTCTTGTCTACGGTATTGGAGGTCGATACTGTTAGCAGCAGATTCATTACCATAGAAACGAGCGGCAGCTACACCTTGTTTTAATCTTTGAACGGTTCTGTCAAGTAAGATGTTTACGAGGTCATCACCGAATACGTTTGCGAGTCTTTGTCTGTCAGATATGTTGATTTTGGTTCTTTGTGGGTAGGTTTCTACTTCAATATCGTTGATGGTAGCTTCTTGTAATGCTACATCTTTGTCGAAGTAGAAGTGTTCAGGTAGTGCTCCGTCTTCGGTTGCGATGGTGTCTTCGATACCGTAGATGTGTGCTTTACCATGTACACCAGTTATGTAGTTAGCGTCCTCTAAGAGTGGTTCGCTTTGAATGATTTTCTGTACGTATGTTGTGAACATTGCGGTGTTGAGGATTGCTTTTCTGGTGTTGGTTTCATCTATTGTGAAGTCAGCTTTGTATGATAAGCTGTTCTTGTATGCTTCGTAGAAGATTGGGTCTTCTATTTGGTCTAGGAATTTGTTTGCGTATGGTACGAGTCCTAATCCGTCATAATTTATTTCTTCCTGTTGTACGCTTTTGGTACTTAACTTGTTTTTGATAGCGTCTTGGATTACGCTTAATTCATCTCTGCTGTTTGACATTTTCTTGTGTCCTCCTTTTATTGTTGCGTGTGTTCTGCTTTTTTGTGCTGATGCGGATGGTCTTGTTGGTGTATGTGTGGTGTCTTCTTTGGTTGCTTCCTCCACATCATCAACCTCTCCATCTTCCTCAGCATCATCAGCATCATCATCATCTGATGTTGTTGTTGTTTCGGCTGGTTCTTCACCCTCACCCTCATCATCTGTGGTGGTGGCTTCCCCATCTTCCTCTTCCTCTTCCATGGTTTCTGGTTCAGTTACAACTTCAACTTCATCTTCTTTCTGTGAAGTTTCATCATTAACATCACCCTCACCATCATCTTCTTCAGGTATTTCCTCACCCTCCGGGGTAAGGTCGCTTTGAATCCATGGAGTACGTGTTCTATCTCCCGGATCACCAAAGTGTGCTTTGAGTGTAGATTTGAGTTCGTCTACTGCACTTGTTACCTGCTCGGTTATCATAGTGTTAACTTGTTCACGTGTTACTGGTTCCTCTTTATCTACTGCTTCCACTGTTTCCACCGGAGTGGTTTGTTCGGTTTCTTCGGTGAGGCTGTTGCGGAACTCTTTCACAGCGTCCTTAACACTATCAATGAATGTCTGATTAGCGTTATCATTACTTTTCTCTGTCATATTATCACCATAATTATTTAAAAGTGATTTCTTACAAAACTTAGCCTTATTAACGCAGGGGAACTTAACCACACTTACTGTTAGTAGTGCAGGGTCTTCTATGTCCCGTATTAGTGTACGCTTGGTACTGATAGAGTGGTGTATTTCCTGCATCTTCTTATGGTTAATTAATCCCTTACTTGCGTGTTTACTGGCTAACTGATTATAAACCCTCATAACAGTATCGGCATCACTTTTTTCACTTACCGTTATACTGTAGGCCACGATTTCCTTGTCATCAATTTGTTTTACCACTGCTGGGTCGGTTATCTCTGATTCCAGCCATAATGTCTGTGGTGGCACTGTCACCATCTGGCCGGTCACATCCTCGAAGGTTACTTCCTCGTCATTGTAGAATAAGCGTAGGGGTGTTCCTACTTTTTTCATGAAGTAATCTTCCTTGTTGTTTGTGAATTGGTGTTGGTAGTCGATTATTTGGTAGTCTTTGAATGTTTGGCGGAGGTGTTCTATTTTCTGGTTGCTTAGTAGTTCTTCGCCGTTTTTGTAGTCACAGTCTGGTGTGTCTGGTACTATTATTGGGCCTGTTATTGTTCTGGTGGTTATGTTTATCACCTCATCAATTGTTTGTCTGCGTATTGGGGTGGGTAACTATTATAATAAGGGGGTTTATACATATTATTAACTGTAATTGATAATTTATTATAGAAAAAAAGAGTAGTGTGAGGTGTGTTGGTTGTTGTGGGATTTGAACCCACCTATTATTTGTTGACCACCATCCTGGTAACAACCATTTCTATTTTTTTGTCTTTTTTTTGTACATTGTTCATCGTGTGTGACAAAAACACGGGGATTATTATTGGTGCATTAAACAATGTACAATCATCATTTAATGCTGTGAGGCAAACTCTCATTATACCGAAGCTCATGCAAAATACAATCCCGCTCAAGTAATAGTTCCTCACGTTCCACGGTGTCAACATCACCCAGTAATCCGAGTAACTCATTGATTTGTCTGAGCCTGTACTCATTATAACTATAACCCATACTTACTTCCTCCTACTATATAATATTGCTTGATGTAGATTACTGCACACCTTTTCACTACCATTAGGGAGGTGTACAATAATTCTACCATCACTGTTCATTTTAAATATTGTTTTCCTCGTGTTCCTGTACAATCCTTAACACTTCCTCTGTGAAACTGTGAGCGTGAACACTACCCACACGGAACAACAAATAATTATGTCCCCCATGATTACTACAGTATTCACACACAGCACTGTTACCATTATTGGCACAGATACTACAATCAAGGCTACCAAAGAATGCCTCAGTCACACGGACTATTTCATCATATAACTTTTCACTAACCATCACTTACCACCAACTAGCCAGGTACTCACCCAACTCAACATTAACCTCCGGAACACTAATCGTCGGATCAAAAACCATGTCACCCTCATACCAATTATCAGCACCACTTGGTGGAACATAACCCGGCTCGGGTATGAATGCTGCTTCATCACACCGGCAGTTAATCCATTCCTCTATGTCACCGCTTTCATCACCAGGGTGTGCGAGACCATTACTGTACACGCCTGTTCCGTCGGCGTATGTTATTTGCCCGTCCAGTTCTGCATGACTGTCACGTGTCCGGTCATCATGGGTAGCTATCCATTGAATGTATTCCACATCAGGATTGTTTACTAATCGTTGGTGTGTGGCACTTGCCTGTGCTTTGAGTGTCTCTGTACGTGCGATGCGTTGTGCCTCGAAGTCTCTTAGTTCTGTGAATTGTTCTGTGATGGCTTCGGTTACTTTGTCTATTCCGTTACCTTCCTCAGCATAACTCTCTTTTATGATGTCATAGATTTTCTGTGTTACTCGTTCTAGTGTGCTTTCACTTGCGGTGAATATGTTACTGCTCATGTATTCTATGATTGACCGGTCTATCTCATAGTCCAGTAATTCCTGCATGGTGAACTGTGTCGGTGCTAAGTTTAATTGTAGGTGGTTTGGTAGGTATCGCTTGATGGTGTTATGCACGTTCTTTGCGTAGCGTAGCTTTTTCTTCACTTCCTCCTGCAACATACTAAGCGTGGTGTTCTCGTATAGCCATTCATCTAGGAAGCTTTGCATATCCTTACTGGCGATGTAATTGTCTAGTGTCTTAGTGGCGATGGTGTGATTAATACGGGCTTCCACGGTTTCACTGTGTGTGATGTAGAAGTCCTGTATAGTCTCGGAGAGTATTGTCTGGTACTCTTCCTTGTATTGTCGTATGATGTTTTCTATCTGGTAATAATAGCGTACCTCCTCGGGTTTGTCATCAATCACATTACCCCGCACTGCATCAAAGACACGGTCAAACCAACCGGATAACCGTTCACAAAGCAGGGCTTCATACTCTTGTTCATCCTCGGATTCTTTCCTTGACAGTAGAAAGGAATCTTTTATTTGCAAGGCCTTTAGCTTCCTTAATGTTTCTTCTTCTGCGTTCAAAGTCTACACCTGCTTTCATGACTTGTTCGTTTAACTCTTCAAGGCGGGCATCTTCCAGTTCATGTAACCCCTGCTCTGCTATAACCGATAATGGCACACCATTAATACAGTACACGTCAAGGAGTGGTTCCTCGTCATCACTGGTAATGTTCAAAGATTTACTATACTTACTCTGGAACTCTCGGCGTTTCATCAGCCCATGCTCTACCAGTTGCATATCCCTTGTAACATTCTCTGTAATGTTCTGTTCAATATAGTCGAGTAGCTTGAATCTGAGGTTACTAATGTCATGCGTGAATGTAATATCATTCTCGAAGATTAAAAGGCGTGTTATCTCATTAGCTATCATGTTTTGTGTAGGCTTAACCTTATTATCATTATAAGCCAACAAGGTAGAATCCATAGCATTATTACCCATAGCACCAGTCTTACTACGAAGAATCAAGTTCGGGTCTACACCCATCATACCACAAAGGTCTTCACCATTATCCTCCTTCATACCACGGAAACTGGCCTCCTTAACATCAGTCGCTAACGGAGTAATAGTAACCTTCACCGGCTCCTGCCCCGAAGATGTAGGGAAACTCATCACGATAGCACCATGATGACCACCATCAATAATCTCCTGAATCTGCTTACCAATCTTATACCGTAAAGTCTTAGTCACATCAAAAGCGGGATTCAATGATCCATCAGGCAAGTAACGCTTACTCTCCTCATCATAAAAAGTACCCGTGATAGTAACAATCCAGGCAGGCATACCAAAGTTAATAAAGAAGTCAATGATATAATTCTGTCGACCGATTTCCATTTCAATAATTTTCATACCTGGTGCTATCTGGGGTATACCATACTCATTAGCTCCACGGTCATCACGGTATAACCATAATACCTCATGAGCTTCTACTTCAGGGTCTAATGGTGTGTCACTCCATTGTCCAGTCTCACGGTTAAGGTATCGTTTTTCACCATCAAACATGTCCTGCCCATAAAGTACAAAGAAAGTGTCACTACCATCAATAGTCTGAACAATACGCCGGTCATCCGAGCACAACTTAATGTTATCCACATCAAACTTCTTAAGATACTGTAAAGGACTGTCAAGTCCATTTACACGGATAATCTCTATACCTGCATTACCACCCGTTTCATAATTATACACTGTACCCTTTACAGTATTAGTGATACTGACGGGCATACGGTTGAACCATTCCAGTACTTCCTCCTTCGCGAGGATGTCTTCCTCGTTATCGATACCGGTACGGTTTACTATGTCGAATCCATTTTTTACACAGTCATTAGCTACACGTTCTGCACACTGCCTGAACACCCAATTGTTCCTTGTTAGGAATGTTATGAAGGTGTTAGGATAGGCTGGTGTCTTGAACTGTGTACCGTATAGTTTCTCTGTTCTCTGTGCACTTTCCGTGAAGGTGACACTGCTATCATATAAACTTTTGAATGCAGTGTTTTTCTCGATGTATAGGTTTTTGTCTCTGTCACTTGTTACGATGAAACTATCGGGTGACATGTCTTCACGGTGTGTTGGTTCTATGTCGTCAATGTATTCGACCGTCGGATCTACGTCTAGTAGTTCTGGTATTTCTTCTCTCATGTGGTTTTTCACTTCCCAAATTAATTCTCTTTTATCCATTTATAATGTTACAGTACTCCCCCAGTTTTAGTATGGTGTGTACAAGTTACGATTCATCTTGAAGTAATTCGCTGCACTGCCAAAACTATCCGTTATATCATCATGCTTACCCGTACCCGCATTACTATCCTCACCATCAAAGTTTTCCAGTTCCCGTATAGCGGTGTGTATCCACGTGTTATCCGCCCCGTCATGTGTTACGAATTTAAGGCAACCGTTCTCGGCTAAGCGTTTGAGTTCATATGACCTGTAGAGTTTGTCTTCCTGTGGTTTCATACTCATTATCTGGTGGGTGGGGAATTCTTTTTGTAGTGTGTCTATGAATAGTAGTGGCATACTTCCTGGTTCTTGTTCTATGAGTGTGAATACTCCTTGACCATCGTTACGGAGTAGTGTTCGGATTACGTTGTTTACACTACTGGCGTCTCTTCGGCTTCGTTCTAGGTGGTGTATGTATAGGTTGTCTGTGGTGTAGTCTTTGCTGGCGAGTGTTCCTGCGTAGTAGTCGGTGGCTGGTTTGCGTTGCCCCTTCTTAATCTTCTTATGGGCGGCGAGGTCCCAGAACCTACCCATAGGTAGCAGGTGGTTGACAGTGTTATAATCTACCGTGCAGGTTAAACTATTGTCATCATAGTCGGGGGTGTTGTAGAACCATTCGTGTTTGAATTGGTAGTCGCTCTCCCGTGTGGGGTGTCCCTGCATTACCATGTTGAATCGCTGAGTACCACGTCTGCGTCTGTCTGCCATTAGGTCTTCATAATTTTTGTGTCGACTCCATAGTGGCGTGTCTCTTGGTCTGCCTAGTATGTCCTTGTCTTCGCCTTCGCTTAGTGCGGGGAAGTTCATGTATACCCACGTGTCTGGTCTGATGCTTTCACCACTATGTAGTTTCTGTAGTGCTTCTTTGCCGTCTATCCATGGTTCCTTTTCGAGTAGTATTCCTTGCAGGTCTCGTATGTCTAATCTTTGAGCGACCACTATTATGATAGGGGGTAGTGCTCGTTTATAGTTACGGTACCGCTTCCTTAGACGGGTATCGATACTGGTATCATACCAGTCTTCGAGTTCACTTTGTAGTGTGGGACTACGAGCATCCCTTATCTCCTTGATAGGGTCATCAATCAATATAACATTGGCAGGGTTTCCCATTATCGCCCCATGACTACCAGCGGCGAGTAATTCACCACTATATGGATTGTCAAATAGGAAGTTTGTTTTTCGTTGGTAGTCTTGTTTGAGTTGTGGTTTGGTTAGTGTGTCTTCGCTGAACTCTCGTATGATGTCTCTTATACGGGCACCGTACTTGGTGGCACGTGACTCGCTGTAAGCGGTTACTATGATTTTATCGTTGGGATTGTTGACCATATAGTAGGATAGGAATGTGTTTACTAGTAGTTCTGTTTTGCCGTGCTGTGGTGGTGCACTTATCATTATCCTGCTACAACGGCCTTGTACTGCGTAGTCTAGTATGTGGAATAAGGGTATTTGCCATTTGAGTGGTTTCATGGTGTAGTAGTGTATGTGGTTGAACCATGTTACTAGTGTGTCGCTGGGGTATTCGGCGTATCCGTATTTGTGTGGTGTGTTAATACTCTTCATCCTCGTATTCCTCTTCGAGTTGTTGTGTCACGTGGTGGCTACGGTTTAGTTGTTTGTCTTCTACTTTTTCTAGTAGTTCTTCGATGACTGTGGTGTTTTGGGCGGCTTGTCTGGTGTAGTCATCGTATTGTTGTGTTTGCCGTAGTCCCTCGAGTAGTTGCGTCCATGACTTGTTGTTTTCTTGGTCTTCTCGGTGTAGTTGTATCCTGATGTGGTTATCGGTTGGTAGGTTTCCTAGTTGTGATTGTCTCCGGATTGTGTCCGTGATTGTGTTTTGGTGTGATTCTATGTGTTGCTCTGCTATGCGTGCTAGTAGTGGTGCTATGGTCTGGTTGATTTTTTTGATGGCTTCTTGTTTTTCTTGTTCTCTCTGTTGTAGTATGTCTTGTTTGCGTTGTCGGTAGTCGTATTGGTATATCCAGTTTCGGCATGTGCGTTCGGCGAATCCGCTTAGTCGGGCTAGTTGTGTGTAGGAGGGTGTGGGTGTGGTGGTGAGGTATATTTCGTTGAATGTTTTGGCACTGTTTTCGCTTTCTTGTTTTCCTTGTTTGTTTGTGTATCTTGGGTGTTCTGTGTGTGTGTTGTTGTTTGTCATGGTTTGTTTTCTGCCCTCCTTTTGCTTTTGTTGCGTGTTGGTTTTTTATAGGTGGTTAGAGAGATATATTACATTTTTAGTAGTGTGTTGTGGGGGTTATCTTTTTACTATTTGCTTATACTGTTATCGTGCAAGTGTTATCAGGGTCTTCTGGGTCTGTGATTGTTATTGTGGCTGTGTGTTCGAGTGGGTCTGTGTCCTCTATTTGGAAGCCGATTATGAATGCGCCTGTGTAATATTGTGGTGCGAAGGATACCGGATTTTTTGTTGCCTCGTTGTATTCTACTGTAACTGTTAATCCGGCTAGGAATTGGAATCTGTCAGGGGCTTCTTGGGTGAGGTCCATTGATAGAATGGTGTTGTCTTGTTTGTTTTTCCATAAGAAGAAGTATTCGGCGCCTCGGCCGTGGTCAAGTTGATTGACCCTTTTGCCTATGATTATTGGGGTGTATATTTCATCGGTTTCAGTGTTTGTTATTTGTCCGGTTACTGTGTGTGGTATGGTAGATTGTAATCCTTGTACTGTATCTGGTGTTTCCGGTTCCTCGACTGGTGTGTCCTCTATTAACTCATTCAGTACAGTGCTATTCGTGTTGAGTTCGATTAGTACTGTGTTGATGAAGTCTAGGAAGTGTGTTTGGAACCTGCTCGTATTATCAAGGTCAACTATGTAGAAATGTTTAGGGTTTAATACACTGGTGATGTTGGTCTGGAAGTCTGCTAACTTATTATTCACTGGTATGTCAATACTGGTATTATTCGTTGTGTTCTTGAGGTGGAATGTGAATATTGTGTCCTCGGTTATGGTTTCCGTGTTTAGTGTGATATTGTCTAGGTATACTGTTGCGATGGTTTTCCATGAGCGTTTGTGTGTTCTTATGCGTTGTTCTGCTTTGTTGGTGTAGTAGCTGGTGTTGTTTAGTTTGTTATGGTATTTGATTGTACCAGTTGGTAGTGTTATCTTGGTGGTGTCCTGTGTTCGTGTTATGGTATAATTTATCATTTTTTTTATTCCTCCATGGTGTTTCCTGTTTCTTCTTGGGTGGGGGTTAGTGGTTCGGTTACTTGTTCACCATCAGCAGCCTCATCTGCCTCATTGGTGTTAGCTTCTTGGTATTCTATTAAAACTTGTAATTCTCCTATTTTGGCTTGTAACTCGTTTTTTACATCAGTGACTGCCCAGCTTTCATAGGCGGTGAAATCAGCATCCTCCCTGCTTATATCATTTTCTTCCATTGTTATCTTGTCTAGTATGTTTACTGCTGTTATTAATAATTCTTGGTCTGCTTTTAGTTCTGTTATTGTTTTCAATTGTCTCTTCCTCCAAAATATAATCCATATAATCCATATTAATCCTATAATAATCATTCCTATAATATCCGCAACACCTCAGTAACCAAAGCCACAGCCACACCAGTACCAACCACAAACAACACCTGCTTATAAATCTCCAACCGACGCTCCAACTCATGAATCTCAGTATTATGCTTCGTAGCAACCTCCTTCAACCGGTCAATACAAACAACCTTACTCTCCACAACCTTCTGCTTCTCAGTCAACTCAATCAACTTCTGATTCTGAATATTATTACCCTCCTGCAACTGCTGAAGAATACTAATCACTTGATTATAATTAGTGGATTGCGTCGTTTCCAGTTTCTCCTGTCCTTCACGGAGGTTCTTCTCCAATTGGTCTAGTTTATAGCTTAGGAATCGGACATCTTCCTTGTTTTTGTTCTCGTTACACATACTCTCCTCATTCCTTGCCTGATTCCGTGTCTTGTTTGTCTTTATAGTATTGTTCTAGTGTTTCTTCCTGTTTCTCTGTCATGGTCTTGCCTTGTAGGAATGTGGCTAGTACTCCTAGTATGGTGGTGACTATTCCTAGGAAGATTGTTATTAATTCGATGCCAGTGCCCATGGTGGCTAGTAGTATTGTGCCAGTGAGTGCTATGATTAGGCAGGCTCCGAATATTCGTATTATGGTTTGTTGGTTGTCTGCGTTCATATCGTGTGTTCACCTCCCCTTCTAGTCTATTACAATAATACTCTGCTACGATTATCGTGTGCAGTAGTCTATGTTTGGGTACATTAAAATAAAATTAGCATTAAAATTTGTTCACATACAATAGTGTGTGATTTTTTGGGTGTTCACGTATTGAGGGAATTGGTTGTGGGTGGAATCGAACCACCACTAAGTAAAATTGGAATAATAATAAATATGACTATATTTATCCTATTGTCTTTGGATCATTGTCCATGTTCTAATCTTTCATTTCCTGTCACAACCATTAATCTGTGCTGGTGTGTATTATTGGTTCTGGTGGGAATCGAACCCACTCCATTAATTATTTTGCGACCAAGCAATTTATATCCTTTCAGAACCCCATCATCGTGTTATTGTTGTTTTGGGATTGGGTGGAATCGAACCACCAATTCGAGTAATTATAAGAGTAAAACCGAATCCAAAAACTAATGCTTTGGACTTGTATATTAAATTTCATTAAAGACAAAGAACAATTCCACATCAAATGCCATATTGACACACGGACACACAAACACCACCTGCTACTCCCATTATCCCTACCCCTTGTTTACGTGGAATGTCTAATCCCTATTGGGTAACGTGTAATAACCAATACATTAAGGGTAGACCATTTACTGGTGTATGGTGTTCTGGGTTGTAAGTGGTGTGTTGTCCCCTTTTGACTAATTGCAACACTACAAATATTTATAACTGGAAATCATAATCAATAGTTGATAATTTTTGAAAAAATGAATCTCGTATTTGTTCTCTTAATAGTAATCCCTTTCAATCCCATAATATCAATGAATAGTCATGTCCATTATTGTTTACTGCTTGTCCATTATGGCCAAATACATGAGAGCGGGTAGTGTGAATCCCATCTAGGTAATCCGGTGGTAATCCCCAACAAAATAACAGCAATAGGATTACATTATTTGGATAACCTAAGCGATGGATGGTGGGGGAAGGTGTCACTACAGAGTACACACGCTTGTACCAATGTGAGGCCAACCACACACCATGACATCAATAAGAGAACCCCCAACATGAAGGAGGACACACCCCAATGAATAATCCCAAAATAACCATGGGGGTGGAACAATAGGTAATCTCTAAAACCTTTGCCGACAAAACGGGGCAACCATAATGTAGGTGAGGGCTACCCCTATTGTCTTCTTCCCTTCTTGGAATCATTATTATATTTACGTCAAATACTAATACCGAATAAACATTCCCCTTTACCTACTGGAGGAAAAATAAACTTAACTTTGGTGTGGTTTATAATTGAAGATCTCATTACACAATTATGTCCCTTAACTATATTATTTGAAAGAGTGATTACAAAATGTATTTTTTGGTTGGATGCATTAAGGGATTATTCCCTTAGGGTTTCGGGTTCTCCCCCTAATTCAACATGTTGTGTCCATCCTGTTCTCTTCATGGTTCTATTATGTGTGTGGATAATTTTGGTTAAACTAATGTGTGTTCCACCCCAGACTAAATGTAATGCCTCACAGGGTGGCGGGTGTACTCAACCCCTTTTACCAAATCATCCTCTTTTTTATCCCATTTATTATAATCCCATTGTCCTGACATGCCTTTTGTTGTGTAGTATTCATGCTCGTAATCGGGTTTACACACACAATCCCCACTCTCACCAGATTTGGCCGGAGTAAAATAATTAGAGTCTATATACATGAATAAATGCACTAATAATAAAATGTTACCAGCCCCCTACACATATAGAGTCCCGCCATTGTATACCAACAGGTATTTGTCCACAGGCGTACCCCCATATAGTGTATTTAGAACTGGTACCTGATTAACAATCTCCGATTTACAAACGGTGAAACAATCCGGACATGGATTTTTCGCTCTCGAGGGTGATACAGGTATCCTGGGAACACCTGGCCATAGGTGTATGGTGCTACCAGTACTAGTCCACATTCACGGCAGGTGATTTCCTGGTGTACAGGGTCTTCCTTGTATGTGTTGCCCTTGCATTCTGGGCATAGTTTGTTGTACCGGTGTTGTGTTCCTTGATTTTTTTTGTTCATCCTCATACTACTGTTTGACAAAAACAAAGTGGTTAAAGTGTATTGTTTAGAGTGTGTGGCATATAGGGGGATTGGTTGAAAAATAGTAAAGTGTGGGGTGGTTAGGGGGTGGTGATGGTTAGTAATCCTAATCCATTCTTGTAGTCATCGACACTTGATAGGTCTAGTGTTAGTAGTATGTGGTCTTCGGTGGTTATGCTTGGTATGATTGTCGGGGGTATGTTGATTGTGTGGTCTTTGTATACGTGTGTGGTGTGGTGTTCTGTGCCTGGTTTGGTTGTGGTGATGGTGGTTTGTCCTTGCTTGTTCTGGTAGATGTAGACTGTGTCTTTTATGTCTAGGTATTGGATTATCTCCTGGGGTATGGTTGTTTTGTCTGTGGTTTTGTTGTGTTTGACTGGTTGTTGGTATTGTAACTTGATGTTACCGTGGTGTTCTATTATCTTCATCTTTTTGTGTCCTCCTCGTTTATTCGTGTGGCTAATTCTCTCATGAAGTCCATGAGTGCATCGTAGGTGTTTAGTTTGTTGCATACATCTTCTATTGATAGGTATGTCATGGTCTCTTTGTCAAGTATCATTTCACCATGTGAAACTTTGTAACGGTTCTTCATATGATTAGTCCTCCATTCCCTGTATTACCATAACCTCTTTAATCAGGCCAGAAACTCCACTACAATATCCACCGGAAAATCCTGGATTATCCCCCTTAACAAAGAAATAGTCTCCAAAATCAACACGCAATTCATGAGGGTCTGATTCTCTTGAAATATAAGTATGTGTATGCACAGTGACTTCCAGATAATTTACTATCCGGTATGATTCTGTGTTATTGTTACTTTCCTCATTACAATATGTGATTTGGAGATTAATCCCTGGGAGATACACCTTAAGCACATATTCTAATGTCATTACATCTTCACGCCTGATATGTAACTCATAATTTGAATCAATACCTTGCTGATCCAAACTATGTAATGTGTTGCTAATTGATTGTGGTCGTACTGTGTCAGATACTTTTTCCATGAATCCTTGGAAGTCGTTAATCTCGTAACTCATTCTATCAGTCCTCCACTTCCAACTCGAATAAATCCCATAACTCATCCGTGAATAGAAAATACAATTCCTCACCAGAATCACACTCTATGAATAAATTATGCAAAGGGGTTGAAGTACAATCAAACAAATGCTCGATATACTGCACACCCCATAATTCAAATTCCATACATCGTGAAGGTTCTTTTTTCTGGATATATCTTGGAGCTGTTGATACATCTGTTTCCAGAATACCCTCCATTTCCTTACAGGGATACCTCCCTTGTATGTGGAGTGGGTTATTTTTCACTTTGTATTCTGTAGAAATCTCTCCATTATCGTAATTATGGGAGGTTATGACTTGGAAATCTCTTTTTAATATTTCTGTCCAACTGCTCATTATTTATCAGTCCCCCCTCGGTCATCATCTCTTACTATGATCTTCCATCATTTCCTTTGTTGCCTCCCATATTCTACTTCATCAATGCCAAGAATAAGATAGAAACTCTTATAATTATGTTCCTTGAAGTACCTACTTCCCCACCCATAAACTGCATTAAATGTTCTAGGGTGTTCAGGGTCTTTGGAAAATACTGGTGCATCTCCATATCCCTGTTCTATCATTTTTGAGAGTGTGTCATGTAACTCTTTCACTGTTATGATATTTTCATATATCTTCTGTTTTTGTTCAGTCATTTCCTTTGTTGCCTCCCATATTCTTGTTGCCCCCCTATTGATGGGTTTGTATTTCATTATTTCTTTTTTGCAGTACATTAATGTTACTACACATATTACGGGAGGGAGTAGTAGTATAATTTCATACACATTTATCCCCCACTTATCTTCTCATACAAATAGTCTGCTACTGTTACAATGATTGTTGCAGTAACCGCGCAAACAAAAGCACACCATAAAAAGTCCAACCCCTCTCTTTGAAATCCATTATTGGACATAAATAATAGGATTCCTAGTATGAGAATTGTGGCTTGATTAACATTCATTATATCCACTTCCATAATATAATGAACCAACATGTTTTACAACTGTGCATATTATTCACTCCACCTTATAATATCCTGATCTTTTAAATTTATGTGGTTTATACTGTGCAGTTTCATTATGCTCTTCTGTTTCTTCAAGGTACATCTCAATACAGTCCCGTAATGTGAACAATAAGTTCACATCTTGGCTACGTGCTTCAACTTTATTATTACTGTACTTCCATATTAACACACTGTACCCTGTTCCTACTTCGTCCAAGATTGCCACATGCTTATTCCATGAATTATTGCAATGTATTCTTTTCTTAATATTTTCCCGTATACGGTTCATATCCACTTTATCACCCCTTTTTGGTTTTCGTGTCATTGTCTGCCGTTCTTTACTCATCTGGTAATATCAGTATTACTACTACGACTATTACTACTGCTATGAATATGGACATCTTCATGCTTTTAATCCTCCAATCTGTTCTAAGTAATCTATTTCCATATTATCTCACACTTATTATCCTTGTTTTCTTCTTCTATTCTCTGCTGTTCTCGGCTTATCTGGTAATCTATTATCAGTGTTACTGCTCCGACTATTACTACTGCTATGAATATGCATAGC